CAAATGTCTTTAGAGGAAGCAAAAGCAACCGTTCAAGAACTTGGAGAACGGTATATTTGATCGTATATTTACGGAGTAATAAAAAATAAAGGTTATATGAATTTAGGATATGCGTGTATAAACACGATTATGAGTGCAAACGGTATTATGACAAACCGTACAATGCGAAGAAAAACATTTGATCAAAAAGGATTAGATTATGTTTCAGATTTAGCATTATTAAATGTTAAAGATTTAAAAACTATTGTTGAATGGAATAATGAACATGGAATAAAATTATTCCGTTTGTCATCCCAAATATTTCCTTGGCAAGATGAATATGATTTTTCATCACTAAAAGATTATGATGAGATTTGTAAGTTGATGCTAGAAATAGGAGCAATTGCTACTAAATCAGATCAACGACTTACTATGCACCCAGGTCCATATAATTGTCTTGCTTCACCAAATACAAAAGTAGTTGCAAAAACTATTCGAGAACTCGATTGTCATAGCGAACAAATGAATATGCTTGGGTTTGAACCCTCAAATTACAATAAAATTAATATTCATGTTGGTGGTGCTTACGGCGATAAAAGCGCAACATTGGCGCGTTTCGTGAAGAATTTTAGCTTATTGCGTGATGACACTAAAAAACGGTTAGTAATCGAAAATGATGATAGTCCAAACGAATATTCTGTTAAAGATTTATTTGATGGAATTTACCAAACAATAGGTATTCCAATTACATTTGATTATTTTCATCATAAATTTAATACTGGAGGGATGACTGAGGAGGAAGCATTAAAAATGGCTGCTATTACTTGGCCTGAAGGTATTGCTCAGTGTTGTCATTACTCTGAAAGTAGACAAAAGGAGAAATTAGATGAATCAATTCGTCCTCAAGCCCATTCAGATATTATCTATGAAAGAATTAATACATATGGTTTAGAACCAGATATTGTGATTGAAGCTAAATTGAAAGAGCAAGCAATATTTAAAAGAGTAATTTAAAGACTTCCGCGCAAGGACTTGGCTCCCCGAGGGTTTGTTCGTATATTCATGGTATAAAGGAATTAAGGTTATGACAAAAAGAGAAATGCAAAGACTCCATAGAGAGCAATTTTTTACAACAGTATGTGAAAAATATCCAGGAACCACAATTGATAGTGATGGGTTTGGTAGATGGCAAATTTACATGGAAAATGGTTTTACTTTTGATCTAAGTAATATTAGTTATGGTGGTCAAATTGATTGTTATGAGATTAGAGGATCCGAACAATATGAAGAAGGCCAAATACTAGAAAAAGAACTTCAATTACTTTGGGATCAATTAAAATAAAAGTTATGGACAAAAAAATGGAAAAATTCATCATCAATTATCTTCAGAAGAATTTAGATGAATCAGAAAAAATGTGGGATGAAAAAGCACCACGAGCTCAAATTGTAGGATATCTACAAGGTTGTATTAAATCATTAATTAACACTTTAGAAGAATAATGACATTTAAAGAAACATTATTAGCAACTATTGAAGATAATCGACTAGAAATGTTGATGCCTTCACGTGAATACAGTGAAAATGAAATGGTATACATGCGTGGTTACCAACAGGCATTAGAGGATATGTTAGAGGATTATGATGGCGAATTATACACTATTAATCATGGTAAACACACATTTTCATTAAATTAATATCATATGAATCCAGTAAAAAAGAAATTTTTAGAAAAGTCAACAAGTGAAGAAATGCTTGAGATTGTTGAATGTATAACACGGGCTGAAAGTCATGGGTTATTAGTAGAAGTTGTATACACAGCATTAAAAGAAATGAAAGAATATCCCAAGTCTTCCCCATTACTTGCTTTACAAATTGCATTAGAAGATTGGGATGTGTAGAAATAATTTCGTATATTAATAAAAAATAAAGTTATGGCAAATAGAGATTTAAAAATTGAATTAATTAATGAATTAGCATTTTTACTAGAACTGCAAAGTAAAGCTTGGGCTTATCATCCAAATAACCCAAACGCTAAAAGTATTGTAGATGAGTATGCTCAACTTCAGATTGATATTGAAACAATCGAAGAACAAATCAAAAAAATCGATTAACTCTAAGTAAATAGGGGGAGTAAAACGTAATATCCTAAGAACACAATCGACGGATTGCTTAGGTTGGGACTCTGATGCTGCAAGCGCGCTATAAGGAGTGAAGCCCCCTTAATTTGCTACTGTGGTGGAATAGGTAGACACGAGGGACTTAAAATCCCTTGAACAGTAATGTTCGTGCGAGTTCGATTCTCGCCAGTAGTACAACTTACGGACTCGTAGCTCAATTGGATAGAGCATCGCCCTTCTAAGGCGACGGTTATAGGTTCGACTCCTATCGGGTTCACATTTATAAATTATTTAAAGGGAATAGCTTGGCTATTACCCTTTTTTTATCTATATTTATCAACACATCATTAATTTTTATACAGTATGGGACATTATGAAGATAGATTTTTTGAAATTTATGAAGACATTAAGGTTAAAAACTTAAGGGAAGATTTTGATAAACAGCTTGTAAAAATGAGTAGACAAGAAAAACACAGATTTAAAAATCAAAAAGAAAGATGGGAATATGCTCATGCCCGCGTTACAGGATCAATTTAAAATATGTATACTAAAAATAATAAAGTGAAATTAGATAATATTTTCGAATTATTTTCATCAAATGAAAATGTAGATGGAGAAAATGATATAGTTCATATCGATTTCACCCAAACCCCAGTTTACTGGATTGGGATGTATAAAAAATTAGTATTAAATCATCTTAATTTTAATAAAAAAGTCGTACAATTTTTTAAAGAATCAAATCATGAACTTGATGTAGTAGACATGGAAAACGCGGGAGAATTTGTAGTTTACAATAGGGCATGGTATTATATTCAAAATGTAGATATCAACGTTGAAGAACACGTATTAGCCATAGAAAAATATCAAGATGAATATTTAGATACGGCTCTCAAATTAGGAATTAATTTTTTTGAGGAGCAGGAGGAATACGAGAAGTGTGCTCTCCTTAAACGTATCTTAGACAAAATCCAGGAAATTTCAAAATAAAACTTGGTTACCCAAAATATCTCTCGTAACTTCAGAATACGGGTTTAGGAAAAAAGGGAATGGGGAAATAAGGAGATAAGGATAGGTTGGAAAGGTGGGAGTAAGGTGTTATATTCATCACATAATAAAAATAAATAATATGAGAAATAAAGAACTAGTGGATAAAAGATTTATCCAAGTAGAAAGTAAAATTAAACAACTAAAATTCTTAGTTGGAGGTCAAGGTACTGCTAAAGAATTTCAAGATACCATCAAAGATTTAGAAACCGTAGTAGAAGATTTAAAATCTATAGTAGAAAGAGATTTAGATCCTCTAAGAAATGGGTAAAATATCCAACATATTAAAAGGTTTATCATTTACACTAGTATTCCCACTATGTGTAATTTATATTTTAATCACAAGTTTATTAAATAAATAAAAGTTATGAAATTAACAGCAGAACAAATCCAAATGAATTGGGTTGAATTTATGAGTAATATTGATACTTATATTTCATCCCCACGTAAAGAACAATTAAAAGCATTCTATGAGAAATTTGAAGATCGTATTTCTCTTATGCCTGCCTCACATAAAAAAGAATATCATTCTGCATTTCCTGGTGGTTATGTTGATCATGTTAATAGAGTAGTTAAAGCTGCTTTATCAATGTCTGCTGTTTGGGAGGGATTTGGTTGTGATATGACCACATTTACTACTGAAGAATTAGTATTTTCAGCTATTAATCATGATTTAGGTAAAATGGGTGATTCGGAACATGAATCTTATATACCCCAGACTGATAAATGGAGGAGAGATAAATTAGGTGAAGAATATATGCACAATAAAGCTATTGCATTTGCTGCTGTCCCAGATAGAGGATTATTTTTACTCCAGGAGCATGATGTTAAATATACATTTAATGAAATGATGGCTATTCAAACACATGATGGTTTATATGATCCAGCAAATGAAAAGTATCTAAAATCATTTATGCCAGAAACAAAACCAAGAACTTCACTACCATTTATACTACATCAGGCCGATATGATGGCAGCAAGAATTGAATTTGAAATTGAATGGTTACCTAAATTTAAGAATAACTTGGATGCTAGCAAGAGTAATTTTACATTAACAAATGATAATAAAAAAACTCATGCTAATAAAGCAAAATCTAAAGCATTAGGTTCTATGAAAAGCGAGGGTTTAAAAAATTTATTAGATAATTTATAATGGAAACAACTACAATAATTATTATATCAATTTCAGTTTTAGCCGCTGTTTTATTATTTACAACTATTAATTTATTGCGTAAAAATGAAAGAGCAGAAGATATAGTAGTAGGTTATCTTATTTATTTAGATAAAATATCAAAGGTTATAGAAGCTTCAGATAAGAAATTAAAAAAGATCGATCACAAAGAATCATTTAAAAGTGATGATGAAATTGGTTTTTTCTTTGAACAAGTAAAGAAAATTCAAGAAATTTTAAATGAATTTAAGTTGAAAAAACTCGATTAAATTGAAAACATAATGGATTCTATAATTAGAAAACACAAAAGCAAACCACAAAAAAGAAGATATTTTACAAAAGAAACAGAACAGGCGATTGTTAGGTACAATCGCTCTTCTGATCCCGAAGAAAGAAGTGAGATTTATCAAGAATGGATACATTGGCCATTTTATAAGTTAACAGAAAATATTATTCATACTTTTAAATTTTACCACACTGATGGGGTAGAAAATTTAGAAGATTTACAACATGAAATAATTACATTTCTGCTATCAAAAATCCATCTATTCAACCCAGAAAATGGAGCTAAGGCATATTCGTATTTTGGTACTATAGTTAAACGATGGTTAATTGTTTATAATCAAAAAAATTATAATAAAAAAATTACAAATATTAATGTAATGGATTTAAGTAGTTACTCTAACCTAGACTCAGGTAATCCATCATTTATAGCTTCATCCCGAATGGAAAAAGAATTAAATTCTATTATGAGAGATGATAATGAGAATTTTGATGGTGATGAGTTAAGTCTCCAAGGTTATACTTATAAAGATAAACTATCAGTATTTGTAGATAAGTACGTTGAGTATTGTACAGATAATATTTATGAAATTTTTCCAAAAGAATACGATGCCTCTATTGCTGATGCCATATTAGAGTTATTTAGAAAAAGAGAAAATATAGATATTTTTAATAAAAAAGCACTTTACATTTTTATTAGAGAGCAAATTGATGTAAAAACTCCAAAAATTACTAAAATTGCTAATGTTTTATACGCAATTTTTAAGGAAAAATATATGTTTTATTTGGAACATAATAGATTTCCATACAAATAAGTTCCATTTAATGATATTTATAATCAAAAATTATGGGACAACTAGATTCAATTGTATTTGGTGATAAAAAATTTTCTGATATTTTAGAAGAAATTTACACAAACCAAAAGAAAAAAGAAGCACAAGTAACAGCTTTAATAGGTGAATTAAAACCTTTAGTTCAAGAAATAGGTGATGCTACTCTTATAGTTCCACTTATTAAAGAATATATGGAGATTGGTGTTAAAAATGATGAGGCCTTAATTAAAATGGCTACTATTGTTCAAAGAGTCATTAATAACAGTCAAACTGATGATGGTAACTTTGGAATTTCTGAAGAAGAAAAAGCACAATTATTAGCTGAAATGGATAAAATACAGGCGGATAAAGAAAAAGAATAATGGCAAAAAGAATAACAGGAAGTAATAAAACTAAAAGTGTTATTACATCTCTTCCAAAAGGAATATTTACTGGTAGGGTAAGAGGAATCATTTTAGATGATACAACTTATCCTGATTCTTTTAAAAACTTAGGAGATTGGTCAAGTATTGGTACTATTTTTTGGGATAAACCCACATCCCCTAATATAGGTGAAGTCAATCCAGCTTCATCAGCAACCGCTAGACCCTTATTCCCTAATGAAAAAAAATACCCTTTAGTAAATGAAATTGTTTATATAATTTCTTTACCTAATAATGACAACCAGTCCTCACCTAATTCAATCTCATTTTATTACTTCCAATCTATCAATATTTGGACTAGTAACCACCATAATGCAATACCAAACCCTTATCAAAATACCAATCCCCCATCCCAACAACAAGATTATCAAACTACAGAAGGAGGTAACGTTAGGAGAGTAACTGATGGTGGAACTGAAATTAATTTAGGTCAAACTTTTACTGAAAAATTAAATATAAAATCAATATTACCTTATGAAGGTGATATAATTTATGAAGGTAGATGGGGTCAAAGTTTTAGATTAGGGTCAACCGTTAATAATGCTAATATTCCAAATACGTGGTCTAGTGCTGGTGAAAATGGAGATCCTATTACAATTTTAAGAAATAGTCAACATGATGATGGTAACGATCCTTGGGTACCTCAAGTTGAAGATATAAATCAAGATAAAACTAGTATTTATCTTACCTCCACTCAAAAAATCCCAATTGAAACTGCTAGTACTAATTACAAAGGGTACAGTACACCCCCTACTTCTCCTAATGAGTTTGCAGGAGAACAGATAATTTTAAACTCAGGACGATTATTATTTAATTCAAAAAATGATTCTATATTATTAAATTCCTCAAAAACTATTAACTTAAATTCATTAGAAGATATAGTAATAGAAACACCTAAAACTGTAATACAATCAGGAGAAATTCATTTAGGAGATAAATCATCATCTGAACCTATTATATTAGGAAATAAATTTTTAACTGATATGAGTAAATTATTAAGCCAAATAATAGCATTAAGTACAGCATTACAATCTCCTGTTGGTAGTGGTGTTCCATTTGTACCAAACGCGGCTATACCAGTACCCGCAACTCAATTACAGTTACAAGCTCAACAAATGTTAAATAGTATTGAAACATATAAATCTAAAGTAAGTACTAGTAAATAATGGGATTAGAAAAACTCATAGTAAATCAAATTACAGGTGCAGCTAAGAATGCATTTAAAATGGATATTGTTATCGATTCAATGAAAGGTCAAGTAATTGATGTTGTAGCTGAAAAAGTAGAAGAAAAAGTCCCAGTTCCATTACCTTTTAGCACTAGAGATGTATTAAATGGTAATGCATCTTTATCTCCAAATTTATTAACACCAGAAATTTTACAACAAGTCCCAGAAATACCTGAATCACAAAGACAAGAATTATTAACAACTTTAGATAATTTAGAGGCACAATTAAACCAAATCATTGATACTAAAAATAAATTACAAGGTTCATTAGATACTTTAAGAAAACCAATCGAAACTTTAGAAAAGTTAGCAGATACTTTAGGAAAAGTAATTCCAACTTTAAAGGGGGTTGTATTAATTATTAGAAACTTACCTCTTCCCACTGCAGTACCTCCAGGTATAGGTTTACCTGCTACTGTTCTTAATAATTTCTCAAATACCCTAGATGTATTAAAAGTAGTTATCGATAAATTAGATGGTCCTGTTTCTGTAGTTTCATTAGGGGTAGAACAGATTTCAAAAGTAATTACTCCTCTTTTAGGTAAAATTAAACTCTTAGATCCTATTTTTATACAATCACAACAAATTATTATTTTTATAAGATCTTTATTACTTTATGGTCCTTTAGCAACTCAACAAGATATAAATTCTGTAGCCTCAGATGTAAATGGTAGAGCTACTGCTATAATAGATGCAGCACCTGGCCCATTAAATTCATCTTCAGGAGGAGAGTGGAGGTTAGTTTCCCCTATTGGTGGTGTTTCTACCCCACCTTCTACACCACCCCCAACACCTACATCTCCCTTTACAGCTGATAATGGTTATATTTATGAATGGTTTGCAAACGATAAAGCTTATAGTGATTTCTTATTAGGGTTACTAACACCTCCGGTTGTAGGTGATGGTTTAATATACAGAGGATATCAATTAACTATTGAATATGATGGTGATAATAAATATCCATTTCCTGCAAGAAGAATAGTTGCTAATTTTACCCTAACAGAATCAGATATTAACCCAAATGACCCCGATACTAATTTTGCATTAAGACTCTTAGGAAGTACAGTATACAATCTCCCAGATGAAGATTATTCTTTTTCATCTTCAGTTCAAGTATTGATAAGTGAAGCATATTATGAAATAGATAGATTTATTGATGGTAAACAATCAATTCAAAAATTAATAAATGATGAGTATATATTTGATTCTAATGGTATAGCTATAGGTAGAATTCCTCGTAGACCAGGATTTACTTTCCCTCCATCAATAGTCCAACCAACTAACATAGTTTCACTTCCAACTTCAGGAGTACCTTCTGGTGGTACTGTAAATTCAAATATTGAGGCAACAGCAAATTTATCATCAGATAGTAGGGTATCTAATTTACAAGCTTTTGAAGGAGGAATTGCTATAGATGCTGTAATTAAAGGAGGTATGAACCCAGGATTACCATCATTCAAACCATCCTCTAGACCTAGAATTTTTCAAACTTATATTGATAGATTTCCTAATGATACTTTCCTACAAGAATATGGAGGTTTTTTTATTATAATAGAATCAGGACTTGATACCACTACAGGTGGAGGATCTGCACCTGTAAGTGTAGCTACAAATCCTAATCAAGGTTCTAGTAGAAATATTACTGCAGGAAGAAATAATACAACAGCTTCAGGAGGTAAAGGTTCAAGTAATGGTTCGGGTAATACACCACCACCTCCACCTCCAAACCCATTTGCACCTTTCACCACTCCTGGTACTATGATTAATGAGATTAAACTTTACGCAGTTCCTAACACTAACCCTGTAGTTATACGAACATATAAATGGAATGGTAATAAATGGAACTTAATATCAACTTCAGGTGGAACCGGAGGGGGTAAAGGTGGTGGAGGAGGTAGTCCTGGTGGTGGAGGATTTGGTGGGGGTTACTAAAAAAACTTGGATATGCAAATAATTTTTTGTATCATAATATCCAAAATCTATTAAACCATGAGTTCTCAAATTCCAAAAATTATTCATCAAATATGGGTAGGTGATAATCCTATTCCGGATCATTGTAAGGAATTTCATTTAAAAATGAAACAAATGCATCCTGATTGGGAGGTAAATTTATGGGGGAATGAAATATTTACTACTTACTATTCTAATGATCCATTTTTATCCAACTATAGAAAAAATGTTGAATTATATAAATGGGCTTTTATATGTGATAGAATTAGATTGTTATTATTAAGAGATTATGGTGGGGTTTATGTTGATATAGATGCTGAACCTATTAGATCATTTAATAATATTTTATCTAAATTAGAACCACATCATACATTCTTTTCAGGTATGAAACCAACCCAAGAAAATAATACTTTAATAGATTGTACTGTTTATGGGTCAATCCCAAATTCAAGAGCAGTTAATTTATGTTTAGAAACGTATGATGATATAAATTGGGCTAACGGGTGTAAGATGTTTAGTGATGCTTTAATAGCGCATATGGACACTGATATAGCGTTATTTAACTATAAATACTTTTATAACTGGGAACGAAATGATCCCCACACAATAGTTTTACATGATGTTGAAGAAACCCGACTTTTTAGTTGGTTAGATAATGAAGAAGACAAAAACTGGTAATATTATCTATTACCTTTATACAAAAAAACAACTAATTTAATATTTATAACAAAAAATGAAATCAAGCGAATTGAAAAATATGATAAAGGAGGCCGTAAAAGAGGCAATTCAAGAAGAATTAAAAGATATTCTTTTAGAAGCTGTTAAAGCCCCAAAAGCATCTACTGTAGCAGTTGTACAAGAATCAGTTTCTCAACCCCAACCACCTTCACCCCAAACCCAAATGAGTGCTGAACAAAAGAGAGCAGCATATCAAAATATTTTAGGTGAAATGGGTGGCACAATGACAACTAATAATGTACCTCAAAAATTCAATCCAGCAGGTGGAGATTCAATTAATGGATCATTACCCCCAGGAGAAGTAAATATGTCTCAAATCGCAGGTTTAATGGGAAAAAAATAATTTAAATGGCTCAAATAATAGCAAATAAAGTCCCGATTGATTCTAACCCCCGAAAAGCGGTTGGGTTTGGGTTTCCTTTAGATGGTGATGCTGTTTTTATACCTACATATACTACTAGGGAACAAACAAAAGCAAATTTAATTAATTATTTATTAACTAACACCGGGGAAAGAGTATTTAATCCTAGTTATGGTGCTAATTTAAGAGCTCAAATTTTTGAAGGACTTAACGACGATAATCTTGTAACTTTAGAAGATGTAATTGTACAAGCTATAAATGATCGATTCCCAAATATAGAAGTCGAACAGATAAAATTTGATCCTGATCCTGATAACAATACTTTATTTTTTACATTAACATACCAGATAGCATTATTATCAGGTACAGATGAAATAAATATACAACTTACATAATAATGGCTGAATTAAAAAGAGATATAAGATATATTGATAGAAATTTTAATGATTTTAGAAATACATTAATTAATTACTCTCAAACATACTTCCCAGATACTTACAATGATTTTACTCCTGATTCTACAGGGATGTTATTTATTGAAATGGCTTCTTATGTGGGGGATGTTTTATCATTTTATTTAGATAACCAAGTACAAGAAACATTTATCCAATATGCTCGTGAAACCGAGAATTTGTTTAATATGGCTTATATGTTAGGTTATGAACCTAAAGTAACCACAGCAGCAAGCGTTAATATTGATTTCTACCAACAACTCCCAGCAAAACTAAGTGGTAGTGTTACAGTCCCTGATTTTGATTATGCTTTACAAGTTCCAGAAAATACTACAATTTCATCAGTTAATAATGAGGAATTTATTATTGAAGATGTGATAGATTTTTCATCTTCAAGTTCATTAGATCCATCAACAATTACTGTATATCAACTTTCAGGAACAACCCCTACAACATATTTAATTAAAAAAACACGTAAAGCAATATCAGCTACAATTAACACTTCTACTTTTAATTTTACATCACCAGTCAGATTTGATACTCGTAGTATAAACGATTCAAATATTATAGGAATTTTAGATTGTTTCGATTCTGATGGGAATGAATGGTATGAAGTTCCTAATTTAGCTCAAGAAAATGTATATGATACTATTAGAAACACTAATACCAATGACCCAAATGTTCCTGATGATGGTAGTGGAAATGACGTCCCATACCTTTTACAACTAAAATCAGTACAAAGAAGATTTGCTGCTAGATTTGTAAATAATAACTCATTACAATTACAGTTTGGTGCTGGTAGTTTTGGGGATAATGATGAAGAAATTATTCCTAACCCTGATAATGTAGGATTGGGTTTACCATTTGAAAGAGATCAATTAACAACAGCATTCTCACCTTTAAATTTTGTATTTACAAATACCTACGGTATAGCACCTTCAAATACAACCCTAACAATAAGATATTTAACTGGTGGTGGTATTAATTCTAATGTTAATGCTAATACCTTAACAACAGTTGATGATACTAATGTAACTTTTGTAAAAGAAAATCTTAACCCTGCATTAGCTAATACTATATTTAACTCTCTAGCAACAAATAACCCTGTGGCAGCTGATGGAGGTCAAGATGGAGATACAACAGAAGAATTAAGACAAAATGCTTTAGGTAATTACCAAACCCAGTTAAGAACAGTAACTAAAGAAGATTATCTAATTAGAGCATTATCTATGCCCTCTAATTTAGGAGTTGTAGCAATGGCATATGCTGAACCTGTTAAAGTAAGTGAATACGAAACAGGTACTTTACCTTCAATATTAGATTTATATGTTTTATCCTATGATATTAATAAAAAACTAAAAACAGCATCCTCAATTTTAAAACAAAATTTAAAAACATATCTTTCTGAATATAGAATGATAAATGATGCTATTAATATTAAAGATGCTTTTATTATTAATATTGGAATTGAGTTTGATATAGTAGTAAGACCTAATTATAATAATAATGAAACTTTAACTAAATGTATTGAAGCTTTAACCAATTACTTTAATATAGAAAATTGGCAAATAAACCAACCAATAATCCTTCCAGAATTAAGCATTCTTTTAGATAAAATTGAAGGTGTTCAAACTGTTAAAAATTTAAAAATAGATAATTTAGCAGGTACTACTTTAGGGTATAGTGAATATGCTTATGATGTTGTAGGGGCTACAATTAATGATGTAGTTTACCCATCAATAGATCCTATGGTATTTGAAGTCAAAACCCCAGGTACCGATATTAAAGGTAGAGTAGTACCACTATAATAAAAAAATAAAAATGGCAGTATATAAACTTTTCCCAACAAAAGATGCTTCACTTTATAGTGAATTTCCTAGTACTAATACTGGTTTAGATCAGATATTAGAAGCTTCTACTTATCTAAAAGAAGGTGTACCTTACGTTAGTAGATATTTAATAGAATTTTCAACAACAGAAATCCAAGATATACTTAATAATAAAGTAGGTTCCTCATCTTTTGCTACTTATCTAAGAAATTATTCAGCTCTAGTAACTAGTTTAAATACAGATTCAAAATTAGAAGTTAAAACAGTATCTGGAAGTTGGGATATGGGAACTGGAGTATTAGGTTACCAACCTGCAGTTGAAAATGGATGTAGTTGGGTATGGAGAAGTTACTCAGGTTCAAATGCTTGGGTATCTACTGGAAGTGATTCATATGCTAACCCAGTTTACTCACAATCATTTAGTTATGGAAGTACAACGGATATAAATGTAGATGTTACACCATCCATATTATCTTGGTATAGCGGTTCAATTCCAAATGATGGTTTTTTAGTTAAGCAACCTGATGCTGTTGAATTTGTTCAAAATCCAAATGTTGTAACTACATTTAAGTATTTTTCAATTGATACAAATACAATATACCCACCATCATTAGAATTTAAATGGGATGATTATACTTTTAGTACTGGCTCATCCACTAATAAAATATTGGAATCTGCTGAGACTTTTATGTCAGTTTATAATAATGAAGGTACATACTATTCTCAAAGTGTAGCTAGAATGAGATTAGCTGCTATTCCAAAGTACCCATTACAAACATTTAGTACAGCATCTGAATGGACTACAAATTTCTACTTACCAGAAAATGTATCTACTTATGCAATTAAAGATACAACAACAAACGAATTTGTAGTCGATTTTGATTCTAATTATACAAAAATTAGTGCAGATTACTCATCAAGTTATTTTGATGTTTATATGAATGGTTTAGAACCTGAAAGATACTATACAATTCTTATTAAGACTATATTAGATGGTACTACAAAAGTGTTTGATGAAGATATAATGTTTAAAGTAGTTAACGGTTAATTATGGCAAGATATTCAGGAGCAAGACCATCAAGACAAAACCCATTTGCAAATCAAGGATCAGGATCAGGGTCAGGATCAGGTAAAGGAACAGGAAAAACTAAATACCCTCCTGCTCCCCCACCATTTGATTTTAAGGGGTATGAAGCTAATAAAAATGCTCAATTTAGAGAAGAACAACAAGCAAAGATACAAAGGAGAAAAATTGAGGAACAAAATGAAACCCAAGCTCCTAGAGGATATGCTTATACAGTAGATGGAAAAGTTGTAGGTGAAAAAGCATTTTTAAATGCTGGTAGTGGAGCTCGTAGCTCAGGACGTGGTTCAGGTATTAACCCACCACCTATGAATATACAAGGTACTCCACCTGAAGACACTATTAAAAATGGACCTAAACCTATCCCAGAACCTGAAGTACCTAAACCTTTAAGTTTAGAACCAGAAGTTGGGTCAATAGAAAAATTACGACCAGAGGATCCATCAGAAGTTGCTTCAAAAAGTCCACTTATATTATCAAATTTAACAAAAGAAGTTTTTGAAAAATCTTCATTTGATAATACTTTGGATATAACATTTTCTCAATTAGGGCCTGAAAGTGCATTAGATCCAACTTTTTTTGATGTTAGCTTGGCTACCTTAGAAGACTTTTGGACATTATACGAACAATTCTTTTATGATATTCCTAAAACTGGAGATGTTAATTCACATGAATATTTAGCTAGGACAAGTGGGGAATATGCAAACTTTGAATTTATACAAGAACAAATACAAGCATTATTAGACGAAATAGCAGAAATAAGAGAAGAAAATGTAGAACTTAGACTTGAAAATGTTAATTTAACTGTATCTGGATCCTTAGCAGAAGGAGAAGCTGCAGCATTACAAGCTCAAATTGACGCACAAACAACTTAAGTTTTTACAAATTAAAATATTTATAAATAAATGGCAACATCACCAACAGCATCAGTTACTTCAATAACCCCTAGCATTATAGATGGGGAAGGGTTTGAACTTTCAACTCAAACTATTATACCTAGTGCTGAAGTAACAGCTACTTTTGTCCCATTTCAAGACATAATAGAAGTTTGGGCTTATGATCCTAATAATAATTTATTAGGAGGAGATAGTAATTTTCAAGATTATATACTTGTTGATTCTCCTTCTGGTGAGGAAGAAATTGATGGTAGTACTAGTGAATTAAAGTTAAATCCTGAACAAGATTCTGTAAATTTAGGATTTGATATAGGTACTGTAAATTTAGTTTACAATTTTATTAGACCTCAATTAGGTAGTAGTAACCAAGATGATTCTGATTTAAAATATTATTTAGCAGAAATTTCTTCAGATAGAACAGAATTAAGATTTAAATCAAATTATATTGATAATAATATTATAATATCAACATATAATTCATTTAAGGCTCAATTAAATTCTAATGAAAATTTTGCAGATGAATTTTATGTAAATTTTGGAGATAATGAATATCAAGTAGGTATAAATTGTACTTTAGACACATCAGTTGATCAATTTTCAGTTTTAGTAAAGTTGTATGATGCTTTACCTCCTCAATTTTCACTAGATGATTTAGCCTGTTTTGTTATAAAACCTGCAGAGTCTTTAGCATATAATATTCAATTCCCAGAACTCCCAGATCCTGAAGACTTTACATATATTAAAGGTCCTAACTATAAATTAAAAGTAAATGAATTTTTAAATAATTCAACTAATTTAAAGTCTAAAAATGAATTATTACAGACCAATTCTTCAGGTTCACTAGATGAACTGCAAAACATACTTAACAGGAAAGGTGTAACATTAACACCTAATTATTCATATGATACTTTTAATGAATTTGTTAATTTTTCTTCTGCTAAAAAAAGAATCGAAAATTTTGTAGAAAAAGTAACTCAAATCCAATCTTACCAAGCTGATATAGATACTTTAAGTAGCATTTCAGGACCAACATCAGAATCAATATCAATTTCATCAAGTGTAGCTTCAGCTTATAATAACATTCAAAATTTAATTACTAATTTTGATGGGTATGAATATTTTTTATATTATGGAACAGGTTCATCTTCATATCCAAAAACAGGTTCAGCATATCCATTTGAATTATTACCTACTACTAATGCAAGTGTTTCTGTTTGGTTAGGTAGTGATGTTGAAAATACTCAATATTATGGAGGTATTTTATTATCAGCTTCATTGTATGATTATAGTAATCAAAACTGGTTATATTATACAATACCAGAATTCATTAGAGATAATAGTAACAACAACCAATATCTTGAATTTTCAAATATGGTTGGTCAACATTTTGATGAAATATGGTTATATACTAGAGCTGTAACTGAAAAATTAAATACAACATCTGAATTAAATGATGGTGTACCTCTAGATTTAGCCGATGATGTTATTACATCCTTAGGTTATACTGGATTTGGAAATAATTTTAATAACCAAGATAATTTTATTGGGTTAGTAGGTGAAGATAATGGATCTTATGTCCCACCAACTGGGAGTGAATTAATTACAAATTATATAGCAGTTAATGGTGGTACTATAGTTAATTATTGGGATCCAGATTATTCATGGGAGTATTATGTTCAATCACTTTCAGATCCTGGATATCCTTATGCTATAGATAAAGTTAGTAAAGAAATTTATAAGCGCCTTTACCACAACATGAACTACCTTGTTAAGAAAAAAGGTACAATTGCAGGTTTAAGACAACTTATTAATATTTGGGGTATTCCAAATACAATTCTCCGAATTAATGAATTTGGAGGTAAAGATAGAGATAATTCTGATGATTATGATTTATGGTATAACAGATATAGTTATGCTTATACTCCTGTTTCTACTCAAAATGTAGCAAGTTCATCAGTTGTATTTCCTTGGATGCCATTAGAAAGAAATAGAATTGTTGATAGTAAAAATATTGTACCTGATAGTTTCCAATTTAGGTTTAAAACTACAGGTTACCCATCATCATCATATGCTGGTGAGTTTTTTACTCAATCTTTAGCAGTTAAAAAATCAGATGGTGATGACACTTCAACAGAATTTGATTTTGGTATTTCATTATTTTATGAACCTGTAGCTACAGGATCATATTCAGGTTCAGCATCTAGTGAATATGAAAATTGGGGTAAAATGAGATTTTACCTATCAGGATCTTCAGCTAATGGTGGTATAGCAACGTCAGATGATATATATCTCCCATTCTTCGACAAAGGTTGGTGGACAGTAATGTTACAACGAGATCAACACGTATCTGCAAGTGATAACACAAATGCTACAACTTATACTTTATATGCTAAAAATACAATCTATAATGGTTGGGATGGAGCTCAAATAGGATTTGAAGGTTCAGCAAGTATAACATCTGATGTTTCCCAATCCATAAATGAAGCTTGGAATAAATTTGGAACTTCTGTTTATGATGGTATTTACTTAGGAGGATTTGTTTCTGGTTCTACAGTAGGTAGTGAAACTTTAGGGCTATCAGGAAAAATATTTTCAGGTTCTTTACAAGAATTTAGATATTATTCAAACGACATACCAGAAGCTACATTTAATGACTTTGTAATGAACCCTGAATCTATTGAAGGTAATGCAATTACAGGTTCACAGTCATCATTTGATATAGTTAATTTTAGAGCACCCTTAGGTAATGAATTAGAAAGTATATTTACTTCTTCTTATAGTTCTTCCTATTCAGAATCAATGCAATCAATGCATCCTGCAATTCAAGGTCAAGCTCCAATATTAATTACAGGTTCATTTTTTAATCCAACTACTTCTACTACTTCAAGTGAATATAGAGTTTTATATTATGAAAATACAACAAACAGAACTTTTAGTAAGACAAATACCGAAGTATATTTCTTAGACCAACCAGCTATTGGATTCAGAAATAGAATTTCAGATAAAATTCAACTAAGAGATGGAGATGATTTTGGTAATATATTATCAAATAGAATTAGTATTCAACAAGATTATCAAATTAGTAGAAGTTACACTGAAAATATTAATAATTTAGAGGTAGCATTTTCACCACAAGATGAAGTAAATGATGATATTATTGCTTCATTTGGGTATGGTGTAATAGCTGATGCTATAGCAGATCCAAGATTTATATCATCATCGGATGATTATTACCCCCAATTAAGAAAAATTGCAGAATCTTATTTTAAGAAATACACAGAAGGAAATGTTTACGATTATTTAAGATTAATTAAATATTTTGATAATTCAATATTCCAAGCAATCAAAGCTTATGTTCCTGCTCGTACAAGTTTATCTACAGGTATTGTTATTAAACAACACATGCTTGAAAGAAATAGATTCCAACCTGTACAAATAACAGAAGGAACCCCAATTGCTGTAACACCTTCAGGAGCATTAAATACTCCAATTATAATGGAGAATATAGTATTATCTGGAAGTATAGATGCAATTAATCAAGAAGCACCTTCAGGTAGTACAGGGGGTTCAGCAAATAGGTTTAATTATGTAGATAGTTCATTTTTAGTAGAATCAGGATCAGAACAAGGTAACCCTCATAGTACTCCATTTGGTAAAATTGTAAATACTCAATCTTACGAAATTACAAATGAAACAGTATTAGGATTAGTAGAAGAAACTATAAATAACCAGCATGAGTTTTATGATGGAGAATTTAGTGGTAGTGAAGAAGTAGTAACATCTCAATCAGCCTTTTATAATCCTTTTATTAAACAGTCTAATGTACCAGTATTTTATACTACAGAAGTTAAAAATTTAGATCCTTTACAATCATCATCAGCTTTCTTCACCCAATTATCTGGTTTTAATATATCTGGAGATGTTTCAGCTTATACAGCAAGTGGACAATTTCAAATAGCTTTAGTAGATGTTACAGTTGCAGCACCCACATTCCCCAAATCATATACAAATTTACAAGCAACTGGTTCTAATGGATTAACAGGTGTTGTATTAGATATGGATATTACAGCCTCTAATGGTACACAACCAGGTGATATTGCTAATAATATTACTATTGTTAATACAGGATCAGGATGGAATGGTAATTCACCGGTAGAATTAAGAATTAACAATGACCAATTTGAAAATTTTGGTCCTGGTCAAGGTGTAATATTTGATATAGGAGCAGATCTTTTAAGTAATGCATCTGCATCAACTCTTTCAAATCAAGAAATAGACCAATTCCTTCAAGGTCCTGCTTATTTAGAAGTAACATCAGGAAGCTCAGATATATCAAAAACAGCATTAGCTAATGGTTATAGATATATTCCTTCATCTTCATTAGTTGTAGCTACAGGATCTTTATTAGATAGTTCTTTCGTTTTACCAGGGGCATCCCCTTCAGAAGGCATTCAGTTTCAACCTAGTGATTTTAATCAATTCCATAAAGATAGATTTGGTCCAACACAATTACAAGAAGGAGTAAAAATGCAACCTATTAATAGACCTTTAGTTATAGGTTTATGGAGGCAAGATTGGGGTTCAGCAATAACCTCACAATATTTAACTGAAATATATGTAGAAAGTTGGGATAGTAATGGGTATAATAGTGGAAGTTGGTGGCAAAGTGTAGATACCCTTGGAGGGCCTATATTAAACCAGATGGTTTCAGAAGAAGTCATGAATGAACTCATTAATCCTGATTTACAAGGTATAAACACCCCAGCTACAAGATCATTTTATGTTTCTTATGTAGGTATTCCTTATGTAAATAGTCCAAGTATAAATTTAGCGGGTTCAAGTAGTTTAGGCAACGTAATTACAACTAATACTGTAGAAGGAATTGGGGTTAATGCTTTACAAAACCCTTCAAATACTGAAACGTTAAAGTTTAAAGCTTTTTCTGCATATACTGGTGTAGGTCAGCTTGGAAATTTAGATACTCCAACCTTAAAAGCAGATTTAACAGCAGTATTTCCTAGTACAGCATCATATACTTATATTGATACTGATGGTCCTTTGGCTGGAGTAGGTTTTGGTATAGATTATAGAATAATAGATCTTTCGGCTAATAAACAAAGAACAAGTTTATCATTTTACAATACCGATCCAATAATTAATACTTTTACTAAAAATTGGAATAACTATCTATTCCAAATTTATCAAAATAATGAAGAAAATAATGTTGGTCAAAGACCTATTCTTCAATATGGTGTAATTCCAACCGTTGATCAACTTGCCCAATTTGGTGATTCATCCAAACCCTCAGGTGCTACAGTAGGAAGTGGACTTGTAGGTGGGAGAGTAGATTATAAACAATTATTTAAAGTTACAGATAGTAGTGCATCAGAAAATACATATTTTATTGCTACTACTAATAGACAAGCCCTTTTACCTTATCTTGATGATAATACAGGCACCACATATTATAGATTATTCAGTAAAGGAATGGATATCTGGGCTTATGATGATTTTGGTAGTGGGTTAGAGATAAGACCTGTTACAGAAGTATTCGATTTTACTACTAATAGTGTATTAACTATTGATACAACTGAAACAAGTAGTGGTCTCTTCACCAACCCATCTGCACAAAATCAGCAATTTAATGGAATCTACCAATCTACTATCATCCCAGATTTAAGTAATAACTATAATCGTATAAATGGAAAATATTATGTATTAGAAACTAATCCAACCATACTACCAGGAGTTAGAAACGCAGCAACCCCTCAACCAAATAATAACTTTGCTCATATAACAGCATCATGGGATACACATCAAAGTTACTCAGGAACACAAAATGATTATGATGTAAAACCAATAAACACTACTCGCCCATCAGTAGGTTCAACTGTAAAAGCTTCTAATAGATATGTGTTAAGTAATTTTTACGGAGCAAGAGATAATGCACTTCTTGATATTAATGCTAATACTCCAACAAAAGGAACATCAAGTTTATATCCATTTTTACTTAATACTACATCATCTTTCCCTGATTTAAATTATACACCTCCTCAGTACTATTCTGGTAGTTATGCTACTGTTCCAACAGCTCTATCAATTAATAATCAAAGTGTAAACCCTACAACAGGAAATACTATTCAAAATGAAATAGCTTTTAGTCAAGATCCTAACATAAAATTTACAATTGGTTTTACAGGTTCACTATCCTCTTTTTCTAGTTCCTTAGGACCGAGCAATATTATTGATACAAACCAATTAACTCTAGCTTCTCAACCATTTACCTTTGGTGCATATACAAATCTATATCAACCAAGTTCAAGAGTGTATTATGGTACAGTATCTGGAAACGGAGGTTTTAATTTTTCAACATTGTACTCTCAATATAATATAGATCCTTACATTGAAGATACAGGAATAGGATTTTTTGAAAATACAATTTATTTTGCTACCCCAAATAATTATAATGATAATAGACCTAATAAATTTAAATTTGTAGTAGAAAATCAAAATGGAATAAATACTACATCTAATTTAGCACCAATATTTTCTCAATCAGCTCAACAAGTTGCTACACCTGAAAGTAATTATACTATGTTAGCTTCTATATTACCAAGATATTCTGGAAGTAAAGTAACTAGTGCTAACTATAATTTCTACTCAGCTCCAACCCCACCTAAAAATGAAAAATTATTATTAGGAACAGGAAGTTTTGAAATTTTAAACACCTTTAATGCAACAGGTTCTACATTAACTGCAGCAGGTGTTACACAATCTAATACAACAGGTATTGGTTCTGGAGCAGAATTTACATTTAACTTAGCAACTACTCAATCTATTGGTAGTATAGTAGTCACTTCAGGAGGTAAAAATTACAAACCAGGAGATGCATTAATATTTACATCTCAATCATTAGGTGCAACTGTACCAAATGGGTTAGATTTAACACTGTTATTAAATGCAAGTAACTTTAAATTGTTAAAACCTACAGAATTTGCTGATGGAACATCAGGCAGTTGGATAGGAGATCAATCTTATGGTAAAACTGCAGCATTAGATAAAAATCCAATTTATTTTGCTCATTTTAAAACCTCTAGGAATAATTTAGAATTAGATGATACTTACACATTTTCAATTGACCAATTAATCTTAGCTCCATTCGAAGATGTTTCTGCAGATTCATTATCAACACCACCCCAAACAGTAGATATTAATGGTTCAAATAATAGATTATTAGATGTTACAAGCACATTTGAAAAAGGAAGAAAAGCTTCTATAACATATCAAGTCCCTATTCAAACATACCCTGTACTTTCAATTCCACGTAATACAGATAGCGCCATAACACAATCACCAGCTATATCACGATCAGTAGTTACAAATTACCAAACATTAACAATTGGAGATAATGAAATTTTCCAAGGTGGGGCTGAATTTGAAACAATATTAACAACTCAACCTGATGGAGATGGTCCAAATTTCTTAGAATCAGCTAGTATAACTAGAGGTTTGAATATTGGTCTTATTCCTGAATCTGGTTCAACAAATGGTAGAGAAGTTATTAGTTACTTAGGTACTTCTATTTCTTCATCAGGAGGTAATACAATTACATATGGTCATGAATTTTGGGCATTTGCTTCAGGTTCAGATTCAGAAGGAGGATATATAGATTTAAAAGGAGGCCCTGCTCGTATGTCTGCTAGTTTAGCCCCGGGATCAGGTAATTTTGGTTTTTATTTTGGTGATATTTTAGCAATAGCCCATAGTTACAATTATTGGGTTAAAGATCAATTACTTTCAGAATATACAGCAAGTGCTGCAACACCAGTTGCAAAATTTAAGGTACCGGGATTACCTACAGCATCATCAACACAATCCCCAATACCAGTTGCTTCTTCATCACTTGCAAATTATAATACATTTAACTTCTCATCTTCAGAAGCAGGAGCCAATGTGTTAGGTTATGAAGATTTTGGTTTACCATTCTTAATTGAAAGAGGAGATGAAATTAGAGTAACTTATGATATTAATTTTACAGGTTCATCATACTCAGACATCACCCCAGATGTGCAAGCTTTAGCAAATTACCGTACTCAAGATTTTGTAGTAAAGGATATTGGATTTAGTGTTAGTGGTAGTAGTACAGGTTTACCCTCTATTGTATTTGCTAATAGTGGACCATCTGCTTCAATTTCTTCAAGTAGATTATTTGATAGAATTTACGTAAATCCAAACCCTGCAGAATTAGCAGAACCAATACCTTCGGGTTCAATATATCAATTTACAATTAGAAGAAAAATTAATGCTGATGATAGAATTATTATTTATCAAACACCACCAATTAATGCTTTAGGTTCACAAACACCTACAGGAGATGGATACTTAATACCTAATGATTTTACACCAACACAAAAGAAAAACGTTCAAACTTTAATTAATCAGTTGAAGAATCAAAATGCAGTTAATACAAGTACTACTGCACAACAATCCCCAGGAACAGGACCTTCAACAGCTTAATAATTATAACTTGGAATAGAAATTAAAAAAACGTATATTTATAACTAAAATAAACAAGACAATGGGATATTTAAATAATCAAGTAGTAACAATTGATGCTATTTTAACTAAAAAAGGTAGAGAACTCTTAGCTCAAGGTGAAGGGGGTTTTACTATTACACAATATGCTTTAGCAGATGATGAAATCGATTATACAATGTATAATCCAACACACCCTTCAGGTGCTGCTTATTATGGAGAGGCAATTGAAAACATGCCTTTATTAGAAGCATTTCCAGATGAAACTCAGATTATGAAATATAAGTTAGCTACTTTACCTCGTGGTACTAGTAGATTACCTATTATTAATGTTCCTACAAACGTTACTTTACAACAGCTAGCTACACAAGCAGTAACTCCATCTACATTAAACTATGTAACTACAGTAGAACCATCAGGTTATACATTTACCATTTCAGATGCTAGATTATTTTCAACATTCCAAGCTACTGGAATTGATACAGCGGCAGCTAATACTTTAAATGCAAATGTAACAGCTGTAACTAACGGAACTAATGTTTCTCAAACAGTAATAGGAACTACATTAAACATAGCAGCTACTGGAGTTAATACATTATTTGGAACTCAAACATCACTATTTGCCACATTAACAGTTATAGGTAGAGATAGTGGAGCAAGAGTACAAATCCCAGTAACAATAAATAAATCAGCTAATACAACCGCAGCATAAAAATAGAATAAAAATAAAATTATGGGATTTCAAAGATTTCAAGCAGGAGATATAATAGTAAGTAATGATGCCGTTGCTTCCACAATGTGGAGTAATAACGTACCAACATTAACTGAATTTTATACTTCATCAGTTCAAGTAGAAAGTAGTACAAAAGAATATTATTTTGATGTTTACCAAACAGCATCCCAAGATACAACAGCACAAATTCAATTTGCAGTTGCTTATTGTGATCAAGAAGGTAGTGGTAGTACATTTTTTAATTCTTTAGTAACAGGTTCTTCAGCTACAAGATCAAATTATGGTCAATATAGAACTTTAGTTCTAGGAGATGAAAACGCAAGTTTTATTTTTGGTAACGCCACTTCATCTTATTTTTATGCTCTCAATATTGAAAGAGCCCGCTATAAAGAATCAATTCTCCCAGGTATAACAGATATTGTATTAACAAATTCAGGTAGTACTCTTCATTTAACAGATGATAGTCAATTAAACCAAACTGCAGTATTTACGGATGCAGGTAGAAGATATAATTTAGTATCTGGTTCATCAGGAACAGTTTACACAGGGTTAAATGATAATGGTTGGACACCTTCCTCAGGATCATATGGTTGGTTATTACCAGATATTGGAGTTCTATTATTAAATGGAGAAGCTTTAGATGGTGCAAGTGGTATTGCTGTTGATGGTGGTTTAAATTTTAAAATTTCTAGATCATTTGATTCTGGTTCCTTAAACCAAAAAAGAATGATTGATACATTAAATAATGGTCAAAACTTCACATTAAATAGTGATGAAACATTATCATCAGATTTTGTATTTGTAAGAGCAAAAAACAATGAATTTAACTATTCAGAAAACCCATCATTTATTTCAGGTTCAACAGGTGTTGTAATTTATCCTGAATTTGTTGATAACCCACAAACATATATTACTACAGTAGGATTATATAATGATAATAGTGAATTATTAGCAGTAGCTAAATTATCAAGACCCCTACCAAAAGATTTTACAAAAGAATTACTCGTAAGAGTTAAGCTTGATTTTTAAAATGAATGGCAGCCTTCAAACAATTTTCCACCAAGGATATTACCATAGCTCCTTTTACAGCTAACAAAGGATTTGATTTTGTTAGTGGATCTATAACTGCATCTAACGTTGGTATTGACATTTTTCAAGGTATTAACCCTACAGGCTCTATTATTTCAACGGAAGCCCCAGATACAGGTTTAATATCAGTACAAAACACAACAGGGGTATATAATAGTATAAAACAGTTATATTATACTAATTTTTTATCTAGGAGTTGGGGTAATGATGTCCCTACCCAAAGTATAATCCCAGGAGCTTTAAGACAAGACACAAAATTTGTAGGTCCAATTCAAGCACCTAGATATGAAAATTATCTTCAATCTACCTTAACTCAATCAAGAATGTTACCTACAGGGTCAGGTTCTGTAGAAGGTGCTATTTCAGTTGTTTCAGTACCACAAAAATTATTTGGTGAAAATATTGTCCCTACTACTTTTGTTTTAAATTATAGTAGTAGTGAATTAACAGATGATGGAGAAGGAAATTTAATAAGTGGATCTGATATAGTAGGTCAAATTTTTTATCCTCATGGTATAGCAGTTATTACTACAAGTTCTTTAACAACTATGAGTGCTGCTATTAGTGCTTCTGGAAAAGATTTATCTGCTGTTTCTGTTCATTTTTCATCATCTATAACAATATATGAACATCAATATAAATGTATTATTAGTGAAAATGAATTTGGATATTCATTAAACCCCTCAATTATATCATCAAGTACAGATTTAACCGGTAGTCTAAATGATGTGTATTATGATTTTGCAACAGGTTCAGTTTTTGACCCTTATGTAACTACAGTAGGATTATATAATGAAAATTCTGACTTATTAGCTGTAGGTAAATTATCATACCCTGTACCAATTTCAAAATATTGTGATACTACAATCATAGTAAATTTCGATACTTAAAATGCAATGGACTTATAAAACACAAGTAATGGAGAGTATCTCTGACTTTCCAGATGAAACTCATGGTTTCGTGTATATGATAACCCACAAACCTACAAAAAAGGCTTATCTTGGTAAGAAAATACTTCAAAATACTACTAAAGTAAAATTAGGTAAAAAAGAATTAGCTGAATATGCTGGGGTAGTAGGAAGGAAACCATCATATAAATTAGCAGTAAAAGAATCAAATTGGAAAACATATTGGGGTTCAAATAAATATCTTAAAGAATTATACGAAACAGAACCAAGAGAAAATTTTGAGCGACATATTTTAATTTGTGCTCCTACAAAAAAGTTATTAACTTACTACGAAATAAAATATCAAATGATATATCAAGTTTTAGAAAAACCCGAAGAATTCTTCAATGATAACATTCTCGGAAAGTTCTTCACTCGTGACTTTGATATCTAAATAATTGTTCGTATATTACGATTTATGGTAAATGAACTATTAGTCAATTTAGTAGATTCTGTATTAGGTACAGGTAAAAGAACAGCAAGAGGCAATAAAGCCTATCACTGTCCTTACTGCAACCATCATAAACCAAAATTAGAAGTTAACTTTACTCAACATAAAAAAGGTTATAATCCCTTCCATTGTTGGGCTTGTGATAAAAAAGGTAGTCGTATTTCGTCTATATTTAAACAAGTAAAAGCACCATTAGAAAAATACGAGGAATTAAAAAAATTAATTGGTAGTGAAGTCGAAATAAAAAAACAAGATAATCAAACACAATTAAAACTCACAGAAGAATATAAATCAATTTTAGGTAGTAGAGATATTTTAGCCCGACATGCATTATCATACTTAAAATCTAGGGGTATTACTAAAGATGATATTGAAAAATATAATATAGGATATTGTGAATATGGTAGATATGCTAAAATGATTATTATCCCATCTTATGATGAACAGGGTAATTTAAATTATTTTACAGGTCGTTCATTTGAAAAAGAACCATTTGTTAAATATCGTAATCCAGAGACATCACGTGATATAGTACCATTTGAGTTATTTATTAATTGGGATATACCGTTAGTACTGTGCGAAGGACCATTTGATGCTATAGCTATTAAAAGAAATGCTATTCCTCTATTAGGTAAGAATATACAACAAAATTTAATGAAAAAAATCGTCACTTCTAAAGTTGAAAAAATTTATATAGCTTTAGATACAGACGCCCAAAAGCAAGCACTTAAGTTTGCTGAATATTTTATAAATGAAGGTAAAGAAGTCTATTTTATGGACCTCGAAGGAAAAGATCCAAGTGAAATGGGTTTTACTAATTTCACAAAACTAATTCAAAAAACGTTTCCAATTAATCAATACGATTTGATGAAACGGAAACTACAATTACTATGAGTAAAAGAAACATTAAACATTCCTACAACAGGATTCTAGAAATTTCTGAGGATGCGAAACAAATTACTATGCCAGATTCACGGTACTACCGTAGAAATGGAAAGTACTACCCCTCAATCACTTATGTTTTAGGATCATATCCTAAAGGTAAATTCTTTGAAGATTGGCTAAAAAAAGTAGGATATTCTGCTGAATATATTGTTAAAAAAGCAGGGGAACAGGGTACTGAAGTACATGAAATGATTGAAGATTACCTAAATGGTAAGGAATTAAATTTCTTATCACCAACGGGATACCCAAAATATGACCCATTAGTATGGCAAATGTTCTTACGCTTTGTTGATTTTTGGGAAGAATATAATCCAAAATTAATTGAAACAGAAGTACACTTATTTTCAGATGAAATTAAAGTAGCAGGTACTTGTGATATGGTATGTGAAATTGAAATCGATGGTAAAACAGAACTTTGGATTATTGATTTTAAAACATCAAACCACCTTCAAACAACCTATGATTTACAAACTGCAATTTATGGTAAATGTTATGAAGAATGTTATGGTAAAAAAGCAGATCGTTATGGTGTGC